AGAAGAGAGAGTTGCTTCTGCCTATCACTCAACTCACCCTTCCCCTTCGGCTTAGATACCGATTGCTGGTGATTTGAGCCGCGCTGAGTAGCCTTCTTGCCTTTTCTGCTAGTCCTACACCATCTCATCACCGCAGAGCTGTGACAGGCGTATTTAGCCTGATTGCCATTAGCGTCATCCCAGAGCCGCATATCTTCCAGAATATCATCCAGCTCATGGCCGTGACTGTTGCAGTAAGCCACCAGCTTATCCCTGTCAGCCTCAGTGGGTTGCCACTCACAAAACAGCGTTTTTTCTTTTTTTGCCCTTATATTTCTTTTTGTATATTCTGTACTTTGTATATCTCTGTCTTTAGTAAGTGTCGGATTTGCCGTCAACGGTTTTACCGTCAACGGTTTTTCAGTCATCGGTGAATCTGAGACCACATAACGGTTTGAGGCAAATTTACCGTCTGCGCGCACCTGTTCCTTCGTTATATAGCCATACTGTTCCAAGCAGGCCAGAATGGTGCGTATTTTATCCCGCCCAACATCGAACCGCTTTCGCAGTTCTGTGACCTGCACCTGCCAATCTGTCGGCTTACTCAGCAGATACACCAGCAAGCCAAGCTGGTCTGCCGATAGCCTGCTATCGTTCAGCAGGTGATTCGGTAAAACGCTGAAGTTATCCTTCAGGCTACTGCGTACAATTAAGCTATCACTCATCTTGTATGCCCCCCAAGCTCTTTGACCTGCTTCTCAAGTGTGCGAATGTAAGCCCTGTTAATCATTGTTTCGTCATTGAGCCAGCCTATCCACTGACTTGCTCTTATCAGCAAAGTTCTGTCGTAATATCTTGGGCTTTTATCGTAGCAAGCCATGTGCGCTAAGTAATCGTCCAAATACTCCTCAAAATCGTCCGAACTGTTTACTTCTTTCAACTTCATCTAACTAACTCCTCTACTCTGACCAGCACTCCCTCGCTGGTATTGTTGTCACCGCCCCTGACTGTGCGGCCTTCGCTATATGCCTGCCTTGCCACCTGTTGCAAGTATTCTGTCGGCACTATAACCACTCTCTCCCCATCCAATATAAACGCCCAGAAGTCTGCCCTTGTAGTTGCAAGCCCTGATGCTTTACCTCGGCTGGAGAACTCCACAAATAGATTGCCCGTTCTGCTGGCAATAAAATCGCGCTTTACCTCAACTGTCTTGCCCCGTAGCAGGTCTGCCAGCCAGATTTCCTCGTCCTGACCCAGCTTCAAGTCAAATGCAAAGTCGCTGTTGAACTTCATTTATTTCGCCTTCTTTGCATAGCTCTGCGAGTATGCATAGCTGATATCGGCGGTAGCTTGTTGTTAGCCCGTGCAGTCTCAGCCGATAGTATCTTGCTCCTAATGAGTGCATCGCGCTCCACTTGCATCAACTGCGCCCTGCGTTGCTTCAGCCAAGCCTTAAACTCCTCGACTGTCATTTCTGCCGCAGTTTTCATTAGCTCCCCCTGCCGTTTCTCTTAGAGCAAACGCCGTCAATTAGATAAACATAATCATCGCCGAACTCTGCGCGGAACTTCTCCAAAAGCTCTATCTTGTCCCGCTTGACCTGCCTGTAGCAAGCCGCCTTTGTCTGGAACGTACCACCATTGCGTATAAAGCACTCGTTTCGGCTGTCCGCCCCAAAGTCATTAATCAGGCACATAATCATCACAATTTCAAACATCTGACCAACTCTCCCTCACTAGCATTAACCACGTTTCAAAATCCACCTGCGCCACGTAGCCCATGCCAGCATAGTCAGAGCTAATGCTAGACATTCTGACAAGGCAATGAATGGGCTGGCGGTCATACTTCCATATCAGTACAGGCTGGCATCCAGTGGCATCTGCCGCCGCTGTGCATTGCTCCCACCATTGGGGCTTGTATGTAGTGCCGGACGCATATCGCTTTGCCTCTATGCTCCAACCATCCACCCCGATAATGTCGCCGTGCAAGCTGGCTCTATATTGCTCGATGTCTCTCTTCACATCCTCAATACCAAGCCCATCCATGATAGCCCGACACAACTCACGCTCGAAATTAGCGCCCTTCACTCTACCGTTAGTCAATGGAACTTCTCCCTCTTGGCGGCATTATTGTTGGCGGTTTCGGAGCTTTACCCGTCAGGTTTTCGGTTATCTCAGCATCCTGAAACGCATCATCTGGGATAAGCTCGTCCAGCAGTTCCATCTGCTTGGCAAGATGCTCAGGCTCATTACAAAATTCCTTGCTCTTGGTACTCATATCCAGTCTACCTCCTTCTGACGGCTCATCTGTCAAATGCCTCGCACCAGTCCTTCAGCCCCACCTGACCCTTTGACATCTTGTAAATGTCCATCATGTGCAGGCCGCTTGGTGGGCGCTTTCCATATATCCAATTATGCACGGTGGGTTGCGTTACTTCCATCTGCCGAGCGAACTCAGCCTGCCGCATCCCTTTGTTTACTAACCATTCTGCCAGTTTCATTTTAGCTCCTATTTTATTAGTTGACAGCATTACCTATAACCGTTAGTAAAGTATAAAGACGGTGATGTAAACCGAAAACTTAGTCAGGGATTATGATGAATAAATTAGACCACTACAGCCCAAGCCAGTTACTGCGCCCTATGGCGGTGTGGATGTTTCAATATCTGTACATGACCAAAGACCAGCGCAGGGAAATAAAGGTTGGGTATAACGCCGCTTTCGGCACGGCGGTTCATGGCTCAATGCAGGCCATGCTGACGCTGGGCTTGGACTTTGACGCGGCAGTTGAGCAGGCATATTTGTCATTTGATTTTCACGATGCGCCAGCTACTGAGCCGCAAGAAAAGCGTGACAAGTACCGCGAGTTGATACCCGATGCTGTTGAGCAGGGCATTGATTTATTGGCGGAGCGTTTCGGGGGTGCAGAAGAGGAGCGCAGGGTCGAGGTGTCCTTGGAAGGTGTAGACCTACCAGTAATGGGATTCATAGACCTGTGCGCCTCTGATGCTTTCTGTGAGGTAAAGACAAAAGCACCCCGCATGGGCGCTGTAAAGAAGGACGGCACACGGGGCTGGACTAAGGCGGCATTACCAGCCAAGCCACAGTTCGAGCATCTGTGCCAAGTATCCATCTATCAGAAAGCTACAGGGCTAGAGCCTAACTTGGCTTATGTATCTGCAACAGGCGCAACGCTGTTTACGCCTGACAACTGCGAGGAGCTACAGCCGGAGTACCTAGCCTATTGCTTAGAAGAAATGCGCGGCAGGGCTATCCGGCGGCAAAACTTAATGAAGGTATCGGATGACCCCAAGGTGCTAGCTGGGCTGTTAGACCCAGACTTTCAGCATCCGTTCTATTGGGATGAAGAACACAAAGAGGAGGCCAAAGAGCTATGGAAACTGTAAAGAGCAAAATCACTGTGCATTTTAAGGATGGGCAGACATTCGAGTATAACCACCGAAACAATGCGCCAATCAATGCAATGGTCGGACTGCAAAGTGCTTTATCGTCACACATGAAAATGGATGCGCCGGAAGCAATAAGCCATGTCTCTAAAATCGTGATGGATATGGAGACAAATTAGGATGAGCAATATATTCGCAACCATGTCACAAATCGACACCCGAAAGATTGTCGAGAAAAAGAACGGGTTTACATACCTAAGCTGGGCGCACGCTCTGCGGCTGTTAAAACAGCACGTCCCAGATGCGATGGTGACTAAGCACATTTTTAAGCAGGCGGGTGATACCTATCTGCCTTATATGGTGGACGCACAGGGCTATGCCTATGTGCAGGTCACTATCACGCTGGGCAAGGATGAACCAGCCACCACAGAGATTATGCCAATCCTGAACCATGCCAATCGGCCTATTCAAAAGCCCAACAGCTTCGAGGTTAACGCCTCTATCCAGCGCTGTATGGCGAAGGCTATCAGCATGGCGACAGGCTTGGGTCTGCATTTATATGCTGGCGAAGATATGCCAGCACCATCACCAGTTTCTGCTGGCTCGGACAACTCCGAGCAGAAGGCAGAGAGGGGCGCGACATCTGAGCAAACCGTAGAAAACCGTAATGTCTTTAATAATACTGAGCGTTCGGATGTCGCAAACACCCCACAGAAGATAAAGTCACCCCTATCCTTAAAGGATGAGGCTAGACTATGCCCAGATATGGACGCTTTAAAGGCGCTGTATAGCCGCAAACCAAAGTGGTCTGCGGATGAAATGGAAATATTCAGAAACAGAAAACAGGAGTTATTAAATGGCTGAATATGAACAGAAGGATATGACGGCTTCGTTATTTCCTAACGATAAGGGCGATAACGAGAAGCGTCCTGATATGACTGGTTCTATGACAATGGACGGGACAAAGTACAGCCTGTCAGCGTGGAAGAACGAATCAAAGGCTGGCAAGCAATATCTGAGCATCAAGGTTTCTGAGTGGCAAGAAAGGCCAGCCGCTAATGGCGCTACTCAGGCTATGGATGATGAGATTCCATTTTAATGTTTAAGCGTGATAAGAAGCGGCAAACAAAGCAATCGAGGTATCCAACAGTCGATAACTACGCCGACTGCTACCATTGCGGAAACCGCTTCAACTATCGCTATCAGGGAACAATAACACTAGCGGGAAAGGAGTTTTGTAACGATGTCTGTGCTAGAGAAAATTATCTTAAAGTTCTTAGGGAAAACGGAGAGACCATCCCGTTCGATGCACTATGACCAGCGCATTGAACACGTTGTCCAAGCAACCAGCGAAGTCACAGGAGTGCCAGTCTTGGAATTGCTGTCTAAGAGAAGGCTCAACGCAAATGAGCGACACATTGCTATGTATCTGTCAGTCAAACTGCTGGGTTGTAGCTATCCAGAAGTGGGCAGGGCATTTGGGCGTGACCATACCTCAGTCTACTACGCCGTCAAGAAGCTCGATAAAAGAGGCCGTGGGCGGTCAAAAACCACCCGAATTATAAAGGAAATTGAACGGTGTCTGAGCGCATGACCCTTAGATATGTTGTGCATGGTCACATCAAAGAACGCGAGGAGAATGGGTGGGAGATTGTCTCCTACCTGTCCTACCCTCACAGCCAACACGCAGTGCTAATGAAGAAGGTTGAAGATGAAAGACCCAGTGAACCATCCTGAGCATTACACCAGCGGAAACATCGAGTGCCTAGACGCCATAAAGGCGGCGCTCGGTGAAAATTACAAGTATTATGTTCAGGGCAATGTGCTAAAATATATCTGGAGATTTAACCACAAAAACGGGCTGGAAGATTTGAAGAAAGCTCGGTTTTATCTGGATGACCTGATTAAGCATGATGACCCTGAGCAGTAAATTTGTAGCAGACACAGTTCTATCACAAACCACATCCGGCCTAGCCGGAGAACATATAGCCGCCGCCTCTGTTATAGCACGGGGGTGGCGTGTTGCTATGGCACAACAGGATGCTGTTGACCTGATAGCATGGCATCCAGATACAGGCCAGATGCTAAGGATACAGGTAAAGGCTTGTCAGGCTTCTCGGCAAGGGGATGGTCACCGCCGCCGTGTTAATTTTCAGACTGGGCTGGGCGGCAAGAAAAGACTGCCGACAATAGCCGACTATGACATTCTGGCTATGGTCAGCACAGAACAGCGTGTGGTATGGTATTTGCCTGTGACTTCTATAAACATAAAGAAGTATCAAAAACCCATATCATTCTTTGAAACGCCCAATCTCGAATCAGATAGCTGGGCATCAGCAGTGGAGCTAATCAATGAGACAAATCCCAAATCGCAGACCGTGCATCACAACAAACGTAGGCGCAGGCATGGCAGTGACCGTTAGCTTTTGCCCTCAGACAGGGGATGCTATCGAAGTGTTTATGAGTGCGCGGGGCAAGGCCAGCGATAACGAAATGACGGACGCTATGTACAATCTGGGCGTTACTGCTTCCAAGCTGATGCAGGGCGAGTTTGACGAGGCGGTATGATGGACGACAGCGTGGACAAGCTGATAAAGCAACTGAAGCGCCATGAGGGTAGCGTCAAAGAGAAGGGCAAGCATACGCCTTATAAAGACCACCTCGGCTATCTGACCATTGGCTATGGCAGGTTGATTGACCCGAAGATAGGCGGCGGGTTGGCAGACCATGAGGCCGAATATCTGCTGATGAATGACTTGGATACCTATATGACTGCCGCCAAGAGCTATGGATGGTACAATGGCCTGAACGATGCTCGGAAGGCGGTTATCGTGAATATGCTGTTCAACATGGGGCAGACCAACTTCAATAAATTTTTGAAGATGAAGCAAGCGCTCGATGTGGGTGACTATCCCGAAGCCGCGAAGCAGATGTTGGATAGCCGATGGGCAAAGCAAGTCAAAGGCCGGAGCGCTGAACTGGCAAAGCAGATGGAGACTGGCAAATGGCAACACTGATGGATGAGTGGCGCGTATTACCCCGCCTAGCGTTCCTAGCGATGATTGTGATGGCCTTCAGGGTTGTCGAGTGGTATATGACCCTGCCAGCCGCTGAGGCCACTGTGGAGCGCTCTGGCTTCGTTTCTGTGGTGGTTGGGGCGCTAACTGGAGCTTTCGCAGTATGGATAGGCAAAGAGAAGTAAGGCTGGTCACATATACCGATAACCAGCTCAGAGGTAAGAAGGTTTATTTTCTGGTGGATGAGAACGGCGTGATGCTGACTGAGCCAGTAAGGAAAGAGGAAAAGCATGATACAGGCACTGATACCAGCGGCGGCTGATATATTAGATAAGTTTATCGCAGACAAGGATACCAAGAACAAGCTGGCGCATGACCTAGCCACAATGGCTGATAAACACGCTCAGGAGCTTGCTCTGGCGCAGTTAGAGGTTCTCAGGGCAGATGCTAAGGGAAACTGGTTTCAGGCAAGCTGGCGGCCTCTAATCGGCTGGATATGCGGGTTGTCTCTAGGCATCAATTACATGGTCGCACCGATTGCCGCAGGCTTCGGGATAATGATACCGCAGGCAGATATGTCTGTGATGATGCCGCTACTGTTCGGGATGCTGGGCATAGCTGGGATGCGGAGCTATGACAAGAAAGCAAAGACGGATACCAAGTGATGCCGGAGTGGATGCAATACTGGCTAGTGGCTATGGTTACGATAAACACCACCGTAAACCTGATTGTGTTTTTTGTCGGCAGAAAGTTTAAGCCGTAACAGAAAACCCCCCAAGCCGAAGCTCAGGGGGCAGTCAGGGAGGAAAGGACTATCAGCAGAAAGGAGTGAAACCCTGACAGTCCTCTCTCCTTTGTACAAAAGATAGCGCCGCATTGCAAGAAGCGAAGCGCATCACCTGCACCAATTTTCTGCCGTCAAATATCTGCACCAGCCAGTCACCCCGCTTGGGGCGTTGCTTTATTTTGTGCTTGTAAGTTGTTAGCCACATTTATGCCTCCATCTTGTTTAACTTCTCACTAATCAGCCACTCCAGCGACTTGCCTTTATTCTTGCACATCAGAACCCTGATGTAACTTGCAGACACCCCGAACGCATCCCCTAGCTCTGCTGATGTCCTGTATGTCTTTCCGAAGGCTGTATATTCTTTTTTGGATTTTCTTGGCACTCTGTGTCTGTTGGACACTTCTGGCGAAAGTATATCTTCCCAGCTCCAACCTTTGTTCAATCGAGCCTTCAGTGTGCGGGGCTTCAAACCAGTTTTTTTACTAAAATACAGACAGGCCTGTCGCTGACTGTCAAAAGAAATGCCGTTGATAGTTATTTTTTTCATGTTTGGATGGCAAAAAGGCTCTTTCGCTGGAGGCGGCTCTAGCCCTACAGCTTGCTCTGGACTGTACCCTTTGTCTAATCTTTGGCGCAAAGTACATAGAACAACTCCAAAGTGTCTTGCCCCATCAGACATACATCTGAATTTTATTCCGTCAATGGTAATTGGAACAAAGGTTTCTTGAACGTAATAGTCATCTGGCAAATCCGCCATACCCGCCGCTTCTTCTGTTGTCCAGCCCTTATCAAGCCTGTAGCGAAAACAACTCTCAGTTACCCCGTAAAACTGCGCCGCAGACTTTATAGTCTTAAATTTCTTGCCGTTTATTTCGACAGACACATGGCGAAAGTTGTTTTTTACTTTTGTGGCATAGTTGCCAAGCAGAAGATTATACCCATTCGGCGATAAACTGTTGAACCTCTGAATCCAATAATGCTCACGCTCAGACAGGCTTGCATAATCCTCGGCTTCATCAATAACTTCAAAGCGGAAATTCTCCTCTCCGAATGAGCGCATAGCGTCCTGTATAGAGCCTTCGCGTCCCTTACCTCTGCGGGCATCACTTAAATGCTTTTGCTTTCTCTCCTTAAAGGACTTTGCCGCTCCTATATAGCGCATACCATTAACGGAATTGGTGATGCAGTATATAATCATTTGACCTTCCTCCGTGTCTCATACTTCCTGCGCCATACGAGCTTATCATAGGCTCTGAGCGCTTCCCTGCTGATGGGTTGACCCGCATGGTCAGCATATTGGAACTGCTCGTTAAGCTGTTCGATGAGGGAATCAATCTCCCCCACCGAAAAGCGTACATCAAATCGTTTCCAGCAGATAGGCTTCATATCAATCTCCCTTCTGGGCGGGGCTGTTAAGCCCACACCCTTCCTTCTACGAATGAACGTGCTTCGTTATAACGGCGGCGATGATGGCGGCTATCAACGTGCGCCCAAACCAGTGAGCCATCCTTGCACTTGCGCTCAACCTGAACCTCAACGCCTATGCTTGGAATTTTAGCAACGCGATACTTGTTATCGTCAGCAACGAACTCACAAACATCGCAAGCATCAAAGCTAAAAAACTTTACGTTGCGGTCATCTTTGATTACTGAAACTGTCATTTTTCTCTCCTCTGACTGTGGGGTTAGTCCCCCTATTTTATTACTGTACGCTAAGACAATAGGTATGTAAACCCCCTAAATGAAAATAATAGCTAAATTATTTCCTTTACTATTAGCTAAGGTTGGGTTATAATAGGGTGTGGGCTGTTCCACAAACCCTCTTCGGAGGGGCAACGTCAAACGTCAGGGAGTGACAAATGACAAAAATTCGCCAAATCGTTCGTGAT